AAGCAGCACCGAGACCAAAAAGGTCTGTTTCATGTTTCTCTCCTGTTACGATCTTTACTGGTTTATTAAAAACAAAATCCTTCCGTTAGGATGGTAAACGGTTTTTGCTTCCTGAACCTTGTCGGTTATTGGCAGCTCGACATTTTCAGTCATGAACTTGAAATAAAAATATCCTTCCTGACCTGCTGGAGAACAAATACCACATCCTGCATTTGTACCATCGGTCACCTTGATCAATGCGATCCTGCAAGAGTTGGACGCATCGTGAAGCACACGAACACGGTCACCCTTTTTCACATTCATGTGTGTTGCAACCTTTTCACGAAAAAATATCTTCAGCGTTTTTCGTCGTGAAATTTTCGGGTTCTTCTCGATCTTGTAGCGCACGACGTCTGGATTGATTCCGCTATGTCGTGTAACACCACGTGTTTTGAACTCCACGAAATCATTCAGGTTAAGCTCGTCACTCGGGTTCACTAGGTTTCTCAGCATCTGACATTTCCTTATGGATGGGTGGAATCTTTGATTTGATTAAATTCATCGCATGAGTCAGACCATCGCAGAACCCTTTGGCGTAATCGGTATTTTTAACTTTGAAAGTGATTCCGCTGTGCTCGCAGGTGTAATACTCTTCCGCAAATTCCAGTTCCTGATCCGACATGACTACCTCAATGTAATGGTGAAATCCGGAATGGTCTGGACTTCAGCTTGCTGTGCTGAATCTTGCCCACCTTTTCCATTCCGAAAACATATTCTTCAAAAACCACCGCATAATCCATCGGAGTGGCGTCAGCTGGGATGACGGCTCTACGGAGCTTCTCCATGTCTTCGGGTCTCATGTGAAGCGGGACCTCGTATTTGGTCACCATGTCGATAACGATCTCTCTGGTCGTCTTCCAGCGGTCTGCGATCATATCAAGAGAGAAGCATTTTCGACCATCACAAAATTCCTCGAAGTTCTCGATGGTATTATTTGGACCCATTTTGTGAACAATTATGGGAATCTCTGCCCCTGTCGGGGCGTGCCTTGCAATGTGTATAAGGCGCTTGCCGTCCTTGGCTCTCATAGGGAATCACCACGGGATGTCATCATTATGGAAGGGAGCAGCGGGGTCTACGGTCTTCGGCTGCTGGCATGGGACATAGTCGTCGATCACGTTCTTGTCCGGATATTTTGAACCGACTGGCTTTCCCTTGAGTTTGTCCTGTGGGATTTCACGGCCCTCGTCGATTTTGACCTTGACCCTGAACATCTTGCCGACGGACATCTGCGGACGCCATGACTTGTTGTCAAACTCTGCTTCCATTCCACCGGAGACGCAATGGTGCCGGAGCTTCCAAGTCATCTTTGGAGTGAAGGCAATGTAATCCTTGAGCTGGTGGACCTTCCCTTCGTTGTCGTACACGTTCAGGAGAAACTCGACCATGCGATTTCCCTGTGCTGACATGCGGCCCTCGAACTTCTCGACCGATGCGTCGTACTCACCATCTTTCATCAGTGAGTACCGTTCCTGCTGTGCCTGATCTTCTGACATCGGATCATAACTAAAATCATCCATCATGCTGCGTCCCCTTTAATCTTTGACTGAAGTGATTCAATACATTTCTGAATTGATGACTCTGGCATTTCAGAGAAACTGGTGGAGTTGGATTTATCCAACCATTTCTGCCAGACATCTTCTGGAACCTTGATGAGCTCAATAAGTCGAGATAGTTCCTTGCATTGTTCAGGTGAAGCAAGTTTTTCTTCAACAGCGTTTCGTTCAAGGACTTCACGGTCATATCGTTTAGCGATCTCTGCATAGTTGAACGGGAAAACCTCGTCTTCTGAAAATCCCTCAAGACGGGTTCCCTTGATAAGCGCAACCCTTTCCTTTCCACGTTTCTGGACTTCGATGATCAGGTCAAAAAGATAATCCAGTTTTTTGTAGCAGTCGAAGGTCTGACCTAAAACAGTCATGTTTGCGCCGTACTCGTTTTTGCTGTGACTGGTGATGATGACGTTCATGTCCAGACGAAGCAGAAGGTTCAGGAGGTGTTTGACCTTTTTGTTGGCCTCACCATAATGGCGACCAAAGTCAGTTCCATGCTTGATGCCTGCCTTGTCTACCAGATCGTTGTAAAGGATGGTCAGGGAGTCAATAACCAGCGTCTTGTAGTCATGCTTTGTGGTAAGCAGGGATTTGACCTCGGTGATTACGTCATCAAAATCCTGCGTCTGGAAAACCAGACCGTCACCTTTTTCAACGAGCTCTGCGTACTTCTTTTTGTCCGCGCATGCTTCGGTGTCTATCCAGTACGGTTTTGGAAACTGAATGGCTGCCGTGCTCTTTCCAACCTTTGCAGGACCATAAATGAACGCCTTCAGTCGTGACTTTATTGCTTTCGGTTTGATGCCTCTAAGTGCCATATTTCACCCCGTCATTACCCACAACATATAAAAAATGAATGCAAACATGAAAATCACTCCAATGGTGTTTTTTACCCATGGGATCTGATCTCGATGGTTCTTTCGCTTGCGCGATCCCAGATCAACGACGTGTGACATACCCTGTCCTCGTTCAGTTCCTGAAGTCTTTCTTCCACCAGACGGTCGATGTACGTCATGAGATAAGCGCGCACACCACTGGTCCATACGTCATGGAACTCTTCCATGGCATATCCGTTTTTTTGGGTCTTCAGGGTTCTGATGAGGGCTGGCTGCATGGACTTCTCCCACTCGGGGTTGTCCGGTCCGGTTGCTTCGGACGCCAGCATGTCGTCCTGAGTAAGCATGAGGGCTGTCAGGTTGTTGAGATCGCTTTCGGGGATGTCGCGGGCATCGAGTTCGTAGATACCCGAACGGTCGGTCTTGGCATACCAGTCCACCAGCTGGTGAACCATGTCCTGTACTTGTCTGCTATTCATCAGTAACCCTCCATGGTCATCTGGCACATTGTGTTGTTGACGTGGTATGCCTCGCACATCGGGCACCACACGTCCCCATTGTCCATCATGGGCCTGCCGTTAATGAGCTCCGGCAGCTGTTGCAAAACCGCGCAGTCGTGCGCTATGCTTCTCGCGTTCATGATTACCTCATCATGTAGTGGTTGCTATTCAGGGAACCGAGGGGCGCCAACCCCTCGATCCCGCTGTGTTAAAAGTGTCAGTCAGTCATTCAGTGCTTCCGGTTAAATTACGTCCCCAATCTCAAAAACTATTCTGACACCTGAGTGTCACATTGTAAAGACTTATTTTCAGATTTTCTTTGAAATTTCTCCAGCTGGTGAACAATGATCTCCATCATGCTGGTGTTACTGTCGAACGCTACTTTTCTGTAGAAAAGCCACATGTCATGCGGAATACGCATGCTGAATCTTTTGAAGGGTTCGCCTTTTTTTCTTTTCATTTTTTTCCTCTTTCTATGTTAAATTACTTCATAGCGCTTGGGTGTCAAGATACCACAATCGGATAAAAAGATGGAAGAAAAAAGTGTGTTTGACAGAATAAAAAACGAAGATGACCGCATGTCATTGCTTCAAGAGCTTGAATATGAGCTTATGGAAGAAAATTGCTCATTAGAGGCATACAGAAACGATCCTCTTTTGCGATTTCATGATAATGAAGCCACTCTTCAAGCAGAGTTTTATCATTTCTGCAAAATAAGAAAAATCCCATGCTATCTGGAAGTTTGTACAGTCAATGGAAAACATGATGCGATCATCATCTATCCCAAAAAAATAATAGTCGAGTTCAAGATGGTTAAAAATATATCAGAAATACAAAAAATTCCTGACATTCCTCAAAATGCCAATCAGCTGAATAATTATTTGGATGGGAAAATTCCTGTCTTAATTATAACCAACAAGTGCGATATTTTCAGGCTTATGTCTAAACTTAGATCGTCTCGACTTGAGAATAATTTATACCATTATAATCAACAGGATGATGATTTTTTTATCATAAAACATAAAAAAATAAAGCGTTTTAAACAGACTTAATCACAGGATTTGTGGATAAGAGACAACAGGCAAAGAATTGATTACTATCTCTGGAAGCTCGACGAGGGGAGTTGTCGCTCCCCGTCGAAGGAAGAATGAAAGTCCCTTTAACGTGTCTCTGTCAAGACAAGAGGATTTTAACCGATGCGAGACCAAACGCAACAGTTCAAGTTCTCTTGCAGGAGAAAAATATGTCACTGCACCACTTCGAAATTTCCATTGCTGAAAAATATGGCGTCAATGTTGCTATTTTCTTAAACAACCTTGCTTATTGGATTGAGCACAATATAGCCACAGAAAACAATTTTAATGATGGAACATGGTGGTCAAGAAAGACTCAAGACGCGTTCACACATCTGTTCCCTTATTGGACAAGACAGAACATTCGCACCATCATTCAGAGATGCGTGTCTGAAGGCATCGTAATAACAGGAA